AACCTTATCTCTCGCCGAGGTTCGGAACACGCCTACGGCCAGCACCACTACGCTGAGATTGAGCCGTTCCTTGATAACAAGATGGTCGCTCTTTGGTTCGCCCTTCACCTTGGTTCCAATTTCTCTGACAAGCAAGTCGTAGTGTTCTCTGGCGCGGTACACGGTGGAGTGTTCTACAACGTAGGTGTTGACTCGCTCAAGACTTTCGCCGTTGACCACGGTGTTGTAACCTACGACACCGCTACGTTCCGTGAGAACCGCAATTACACTGGCACTTCTAGCATGATGGGCCAGAACCGTGGTCAAGCCAGTGCGTACAACGTTATCGCTGATCTTCTCAAAGAACCCGATATTGCTGCTCAGCTTGCCGAGTATCGCTCTAAGCGCGACGGCAAAGTCGAGGTTGCAGTGCCTAATCCGTTCAAGCCTCAGCCTGCTACTTCTGGCAAGCCTCTTGCGGGTCAACTCACTGGCGAGGAGTTCAAGAATTTCCTTTGTCCAATCCTTAACGAAAGGTTCCCAACACCGTGACCGATGAGACGATTGAAAACTACACTGACAAGGTTTGCCCGGACTTCACCGGCAAGAAAGCCTTTATCGCCAACGGCGCTATGCGTGGCATGGTTGCTGCTATGTTCGCTGCTTGCGGGTTCACTCGTGCCGACACTGTGGAAGACGCTGATATTATTGTCTTTACTGGTGGCTCTGACGTGTCTCCTGCGTTGTACGGACAGACAGCTATCTCTGGCACGTATTTTAACCGTGACCGTGACAACCTTGAAGTTGAAATCTTTACAAGGGCAAAGGAACTCGGTAAGCCGATGTTCGGTATTTGTCGGGGTATGCAATTCCTTCACGTCATGGCTGGCGGTGCTCTTTGGCAAGACGTTACCGGACACGCTGGGCCCGATCACTTCATGGTGGACATTGAAGAGGGCGTTCGCCTCAAGGTTACGTCTCTGCATCACCAGATGGTGCAAGTGTCTGACAAGATCAACATGCAGCTTATCGGCGTGTGTGAGGATACAATCACCAAGAAGTTTGAGGATGAAAACATTCTCATGCACACTGGTGCTTTGAGCAACAATGCTCGGGAGTCGACTGCTACTCTTGAAACCGAGGCAGCTTTTTACCCTGACATTAACGCTCTTGCGGTGCAAGGACACCCTGAGTGTGGTTCCGACGAATACAAGTCGTGGACTATGAACAAGATTAAGGATCGCTTCTTCGACGAGGCCGACCCTGAAGATTACGAACTTGAATACGAAGTTATTACTGTAAACGCTGAAGGAGATAGCAAGTGTGCGGAATCGTAGGAATAGCAGGCAAGATCGCCCAAAAAGAACGCAAGATATTCGACAATCTGTTGACTGTCTGCCAGCTACGGGGCCGCGACTCGACCGGCGTTGTTTCTGTTACGCGTGGCAAAGAGGCCAAGTACATCAAGCAAGTCGGAACGCCTGAGACACTGATCGACCGTAAGCAATACGAATCTATCATCGGCTATACTCCGGCTATCCTCATTGGCCATTGCCGCCACACGACTAGCGGTTCAACCAACTACTCTAACGCTCATCCGTTCGACTTCGATGAAACTATCGGTGTTCACAACGGTACGTTGGCTCACTCGTGGAACCGTGGCGAGAACGCCAAGGACTACACTGTCGACTCCGAGTGGTTGTACAGTCGTATTGATGAAGTCGGTATCGAGGATGCTCTCAATGACATTGACAAGACTGGTGCTTGGGCTCTTGCCTTTTACCGCAAGGACACAAACACTCTCAACTTTATCCGCAACAGCAAGCGCCCGTTGTATTTCGCTTGGTCAAAGGATAAGGACACGATGTTCTGGGCTTCTGAGCCTTGGATGCTTTGTGTTGTTGATCGTGACATTGACATGGCTGTTCTTAATGAAGAGACCGGTGCATGGTACATGCCTCTTCCTGAGAATACTCTCTGGGAAATTGAAGTCGACGCGACCACTAATAACAAGTCCAAGATTTTCAACATGAAGCCCCCGAGGGAGATTGAAGGTGGTGCAAATTTTACCTTTCTGGCACCTCCGAAAAAGGTGACACCTCCGACCGGCCATGGCTCAACTGGTTCTGCTAACAAAGGAGGGAGCGGCGTCATCCACCCTTTTCAAAGAACCGGGGCCGTAGACAGTACGGAGGAAGAACTAGCCACGCTTCTCGGGTTGCCAGCCCCGACTACCTCAACAAAAGGTTCGGACGCCAAAGCGGACGAGAGTACGAGTTCGACGAAATCCGAAGGGAAATCACAGACGAGTTCGCAGCGGAGTTCGGGTTCCACGACGGGATCGAAAAGTACAAGCTCTTCTCGGAAAGGTACTCTCTCCCTTCCGGGTCTCAGTTCACCGTCTTCACCTACAACCAGCAAAAGAAAGCCCTCAAGCGGCTCAAGCGAGCAAAGCGACTCCTCGACGCGGGAAAGCTCCCCGAATTTAACGCTGGTGCACAGTCAACCCTCGACATGGAGGGGAGTTAGACGAAGCTCCGACGAAAACGCGAAGAACGTCTCGCTCCGCAATGTTGCTGGGACTTGGTACATCTCTAGCTTGCAAACTTCTATGGAAATAAGCGAGAAAGTATTCGAAGAAAATACCAATGGCGTGTGTGCGTTTTGTAAGACGCCTATTGGTGGTCTTGAAGAAGTCCACACTCTACTTAGTCGTAACGCTTTTATTTGTACTGATTGCGGCTCTGGTAGCTAACACTTACTTGAAACGAAAGGATTGAATGTAATGAATACTTCATTTACCCTCGGGTGCGATCCCGAAATCTTCGTCAAGAACAAGCGTTCCCAGAAGATCGTCTCGGCTCACGGCCTTATCGAAGGCGACAAGAAAGCCCCTCACAAAATTCCTGAAGGGGCCTATCAAGTTGACGGCATGGCTGTCGAGTTCAACACCGACCCGTATGATCTATCACGTGGTTCGTCTGCTGTGTTCTCTCGTCGTGTCCTCAACGTCATGGACCAGATGAAAGCTTCGGTTCAGGCAAAGGACAAGGACCTTACGTTTGCTATCCAAGCAACAGCGGACTTCGATCCTGAGTATCTTGAAGCACAGCCTGAGGAAGCCAAGGAACTTGGGTGTGACCCGGACTTCAACGCTTACACTCTTGAGCAGAACCCCCGTCCTAACGGTGAGGTTCCGTTCCGTACTGCTGCTGGCCACATTCACCTTGGCTGGACTGAAGGCGCTCCTATCGACCACCCCGATCACCTTGCCATTTGCGCGAGTATCGTCAAGTGTCTCGATGCTACGGTTGGCTTTGCTTCGGTTATCTACGAGCGTGACACCCGTCGCCGTGAAATGTACGGTTGTGCTGGTGCGTTTCGTCCGAAGCCTTACGGAGTTGAATATCGTACCCCGTCTAACTTCTGGATCGCCAACCACAACCATCGTCAGTCGATGTTCCTTACCGTTAAGCAGACTGTCAGCACTCTTCGTAGTTGCGGCGGCGACGAGGTTCGGGCCATTGGGAATTTGAGCGGTTTAACCCCTGAAGAAGTTCGCACAGCTATCGACAACAACAATGTTGAAGCAATTCGTGAGCGATGCTTTGGTCTTCGTGGCCCTTGGTACGATGACTTCCTTAACGAAAGGTTCGCTAATGTTCTGGACTGATTTCGAACAAGCCCAACAGCGGCTACGTGGTACGATTGTCATGTACGACGGTTCTCCGTTTTACATCGAGAACGTGCGTGTTTCTGAGGACGATCCTGAGGAGTTCGTAGCTCACGGTGGTATGGTCAATGACCGAGGTGTTTACGAGCGCCATGACGTTAACCTTGAAGACGAAGGGTGGAACGACTTTCGCAATCTTCCGGCGCTTGGTTACGTCAACACTCCAACGCACCTGTACCACATCGCTCGGCTTCCCGCTCGAACGGTCAAGCACGGCCACGGAGGGGAGAACACTCGTCTGTCCTATGTCCAACCCAACGGAGCTCTTGGACGAACGGATACTTCGGTAACAAACTTTGCCACGTCTGTTAAGAACGGTAAGTGGTACAAGCTGGCTTGCCAGAAGGTTTTCCCTTCGTTCAAGGATGCCCTCGACAACCTCGACCTTCACCCGCAAATGACGATTGCGTTTAGTCCTCGTCACTACATTGTCCGTGACAAGTCTTCGGGTGTTACCTCGATGTTCCGTGACCAGCGTCAGATTGGTATTATCCTCGAAGATGCTGTTCTTTTGACACGAAAGAACGCTTGCTATCGCGAAGAACTCGCTGATAAGTATGAAATCCCCAACATTATGGAGGCCTGACTGTTACTATGACTGACAAGAATGATTTCCTCAAGGCTCTTGGCGGCAAGTCCAGCGCAAAGAAAGCCGTCAAGCGCGAGTTCCCTCTTCCCATGAGTCCTTCCAAGCCGTTGGCTGCTAAGTCGGCTGTCGGTGATGTTGGTATTGAGATTGAGGTCGAGGGCCGTAATCTACCCCGCGGTATGGCTGTAGTCGACAAGTCTATTTGTCCCACCACTTCCTCTGTGTGGGTTACTCACGACGACGGCTCGCTTCGCGGCGAGAGTGCTGAGTTTGTGCTTGACCCTCCGGCTGTGATCGACGAGGTTCCCAACGCTCTTGAGTTCCTTTGGGGCAAGTTCAATCGCGACGGTACTCGTATCGACGCATCCAACCGCACGTCTACACACGTACACGTCAACGTCCAAGGCATGAAGATCAACGAGTTTTGCTCGTTTATTGTGCTTTGGCTGTGCTTTGAGAGTGCTCTTATCAACGTGTGTGGACCAGCCCGTAAGAGCAATCACTTCTGTCTCAGCAATCGTGACACTGGCGGCTGGCTTGTCGATCAAGTCGAGAAAGCTCTCGTGACCGGCTCCTTTGCGTGGCAGCAAGGTATGAAGTATGGGGCTCTTAACCTAGCAGCGTTCACCAAGTTCGGTTCGCTTGAGTTCCGCCCTATGCGTACCATGGAAAGTGTCCAGCAGCTTGTCGATTGGACTCGTATTCTTGTGGGTCTTCGTGAGGCTGCCAAGGGTCAGATGTTCAAGGACCCGTCGCTTATCCCTGCTCGGTTCTCCGAGAACGGCGCTGACTATCTGTTCCGTACTATTTGCGACGATGCTGGTGTGTCTCGTGAGTTTGTCGACGAAGTGTTCAGCCATTACGACGACGTGATCTCGTTCAACCAAGATGTTATCGACGGTCTTCGCGATGCCCAAGGCATTTGCTACGCTCTCGACTGGACTGACTGGATGGACAAGTTCGAAGAGGTTTACATTGAGAACCCCTTTGGCTCGACCAAGCCTAAACCTGCTCCTCGGGCTCCTCGCCCACTGTTCTTTAACGAGAACCCTGCCCCCGATAACAACAGGGACCGTGCTGCTGAAAACTTTGGGCGTATCGAACGGGAACGTCAACGCCAGCGTGAAGCAGGCCGTCAAGCAGCTCAAATTATTGCCGATGACTTCAACGACGACTTTTAATACAAAGCAAGGAAAATATTTATGAGATACAGAGTTTTGCCCTATCGAGGTGGCTCAAGAGGGGCCACCGCCCTTGCTCGTAGCCTTAACGGCATGTGCCTTCGTCTTAACGGCAGTCGGTTCCGCCCTCGCCGTAACGATGTTGTAATCAATTGGGGCAACACCAACAACCCTGATCTGGTACGGCTTTGCACTCACAATGCAATCGACCTTCGTGACGCAACCAACAAGCTCAACTTCTTTGAGCGTATGAGAGGTTCTGGTCTTGAAAACATCATCCCGCGTTTCTGGACTCGCCCGGAAGATATTCCTGACGACGCCTTTCCCATCGTCTGCCGTACCGTCTTGGCGGGACATTCTGGTGAGGGCATTGTTATCGCTGATACTCGTGCTGACCTTGTGCGGGCTCCTCTTTATGTTGCTTATGTAAAGAAAGAGCAAGAGTGGCGCATCCACGTAGGCCGTCGCGCTGATGATGAAGGAATTATTATCGCCAAGCAGCGTAAGGCTCGCTCTAGGGACGTTCCTGATGATGAAGTTAACTGGCAGGTACGCAACCACCAGAACGGCTTCATTTACGCACGGAACGACGGCGTAGAGGCTCCTGAGCGTGTAGTTGACGCTGCTCGTCAGGCTTTGCTTGCAACTGACCTCGACTTTGGCGCAATCGACGTGATCTATCATAGTCGCACCCGCCTTGCCCACGTCCTTGAAATCAACACCGCACCGGGTCTCGAAGGTGAGACTGTCAACGACTACGTGCGTTTCTTTACGGGAGCCTAATTATGACACGTGATGAACAACACCTAGCCGACCTATACCACGAACACAAGCACGGAGGACGTTGACAGTGTACCGATACAAGTTCACCTTTGCAGGCCACGCTTCTGGCTGGTCTCAAGATCAGTACGCCACTCGTGACGAT